CGTCTTGCATGGCTAACTTGTATTTAGAATTTTTACTCTCGTAAAAATCCTTAACAACACTTACAGCATTCTTACGCATATCTGCGTTAAGCCGTAAGCGTTTTACCTTTGTTGTCATATGACTCCTTCTTTTTAAGTTTGCCTTAAAGTAAAAAGGCACTACCTGAATTAACAGATAGTGCCTCTATTATAAATTAATTAATTTACTGTGTCAACTTGCCATTGATTAATTTTTTAAGGTCGGTAAATTTTACCTTATGCAAAGTTGATATTCTCATTGTGTCATTATTCAATAAGTCATTGATAATAAAGACTTTTTTACCTACTGATATCCATTTCATAGTATCATAATTAATATTTCTTGGTTGACCTTTTTTCAAATCATGTGCAAGTAAATATTTATTTGGGTCAGTAGTTCTTTTTTTACCTTTGCGTTTTATAATCGTACCATCATCTTGCTTCCACTTACTTCTATACTTTAAATCAAAATGACCAACACGATACTCACCATTCTTTTTTATGAAACCAACTCTAAATTTTTTAGCTTTAGTTTCATTAATTAATTCACCAATAAACTCTGAAAATTTACATGTGAATAATGTTTGTGTTTGCATATATCTCCTTTGTTAAAATAAAAAAGGCGTACCTAAATTAATAGATACGCCTTTCATTATATAGAAGAATCAAAGTTGTGTCAATTTTATTTAAACATATTTTGATTATCTTCTTCTATTTCTTTTTCTACTTTTTTTATTTCTTCATTAAGAAATATTCTTACACCAATGAGTGCAGATAGTTTAGCATGCAAGTTAGCAGTTCGGCTTATTTTATTGTAAGCTTTCATCTGTTCTTGTATTAAATCATTAAAGCTATTCATCATAAGCACCAATGATTATTTCACTATCTCCATGCTCACTTGATACAGGCATAGAAAAAGATTTTATTTGCTTATCCCAATCAGTAGTATCAGCACGCAATTCATTGGCACAATCTTTTGCATATCGCCAATGTAATAAGAATTGTGATGTAGCACCATTCATTTCAAACTCATGCAAAGCTTTAATGATATGTTTTCTACATTCACTTTTCCATTTTCTGATACCTGATTCTAGTTCAGGGTCTATCATGATTTACTCCTTTAGTTTAAACTGAATGTAGTATAAATAAAAAAACCCCCTGTGTCAAGAGGAAACACAGAGGGCTTTATTCGTTAGGAGAAACGAAACTTTTTATCTACTATTTAACTCGCTATATGGCTCTAATATATTTTTCAATACTCTTAACTTCCATTCAGATATTTCATCTAAATAATTAGATGTATTCATTATACCTGCAATAGTTTTTAAATCAGCTATCAGAGTTTTGTTTTGTGTCATAATACTACCAACTAATTTTTGATGATAGTCGTGAACTGATTTATCTATTTTTATTTGTGTCATTTGTATCTCCTTTGTTATGTATATAGTATAATAAAAAACCCCCTATGTCAAATAGACATAGAGGGCTTTCGTTCTAGGATTAAACAAGAGTTATGCTACAAATCCAGCAATAACTCCTGTCGCAAACCAGAAGATTACTGTATATTTTATTAGTGTCATTGTTATCCTTTCGTTGAGATAACATTAGCACCTCGCAAAGTGTAAGTCAAGTTTATCTTTTAGCGTTATCTCTTAACTGGTAGATGTAATGTTTGTAATTAGATTGTAAAGGGCGTGTGTTTGGGTACATTAAAAGATATTCCATAATGATTTTATTTTTTTCAGGGTTATTATTTCTTACAAACCATTGAGATTCATAGTCATTAATAACCCCTACTGTATATTTAAAATTTTGCACCTCGCAATTTATATCAAGGTTTAATTTTAATTGTTCCATAGTATTAAAAATATTATCATTATAGAAATTGCAAAAAGATATTTATTAAAATGTTTTCTAAATAGTCTTTTTATTTTTCTATTGTCTATTGAATAACCATATATAATCATTATTTTTTATCCTTATATTTGCTGTTTATCTCATCAATTATTTGTTGTGTACCAATAGCCAAATAAATTCCTAGTGATACAATCAAAGTAATTCCTATAATTAAATAAATCATTTTAGAAATAACCCAAAACCAATTACAGCAGATAATATTAATACAATTAAAAACTGTTCAAATGGCATATACATTTTTTTACCTCGCTTTTTTGTTTAAAGATTATTGAAAAAATAGTTTATAAGAATAATTAAAACTATAATTCCAAAACTTAATAATAATAAATCAATCATACAACTATTAATATACATGCAAAAATTGCATAGGTCAAATGGTTAGCCATGCAAAAAACACATGACACAATTCGTTCACATTCTGTTCTATTTCTTAACAGCTGTTAACAATTTATTTTTTTATAGATTTGACACTTAATTAAAATTAGTTTAATAGAATAAGTATATGCTTAATTTTAACAATAAACTGAAAGGCAAAAAATGAGCAACAAAACTGAAACAATGATAAAAGAAATTGAAAAACAAGAAAAACAAAATTTCTTACAATCATTAAAAGCTAATGAAAAATTAAAAAGTAATTTATCAATAGCTTTAAAATCTACTAATAACTTAATGAACAATACGCTTCCAAAATTGGCTAGTTCATTAACGGCTTTTATTAGTGAATTTAATCAAAAAAATAAAGGTAATACTAAAACAAGTGATAATGATATTATTCAAGTTAAAGCTTTAAGAGAATATTGTTACAGCTTAGTTAATTATGACCGAAAAGATGCTGTTAATACAGCTTTCGAAATGGTTGTAACAAGGGCAATTAGATTGTCTTTAATGGCTACAGACTACAAAAACGAATTTAATATTGATGAAAAATCAAATAAAATTTTTGTAATGTCTAAAGTTGCTACACCTTTAATTGTAGAAAAATTAGAAGGTCAAAAAGCTAGCAATAGAAAAAAACCAAATACATCAACGGAATTAGTTGAAGTAAATACTGGAATTATTGATAGAGTATACAAAACAAAATACCCTACCAAAGTTTCAAGTAGACAACCAAAAACTAAAGACGCTAAAGATGAAATGACATTTAAGGAATTATCAAAACAATTCTTAAAAATGTTTAATAAAATTAGCGTATTTGCTAAAACTAAAAATGCTGAGTTCATAGATCATATTGACGAAAAATCTATGGAAACTTTAGGAAATATTAAAGCAAGTTTTGACGCTGAATATAACAATATTAGAAATACATATGATAAATATGAAATTGATATTGATGGTGAAAAACTAGTTAAAAAAGTAGCTTAACTCTTTGGGCTATACTTTAGCCCTTACCCCAATAGCCCCCTTGATTAATTTCTAGGGGGCTTTTTTTATGCCCTGATTTTACCCTGAGTAGTTACCAAAGTTACACTAGATACAAAATTTCATACCACCTTGATTGCCTACAACTGTTAACTTGATTAACCTTAAAAATATTTCTAGTTACCCTTAATTTATTTTTAGTTACCCCTGACAATATTACAAGGGGTGATTTGAATTACACTTGAAAAAAACTTGATAACCCCTATGGGGTACGCAGGGGGCAGGGGGGGTGTATATATACATACATATGCACTCACCACAAAATCACAGAAGTGACTGTTAACTACTCTTGGGCTATATTTATTCTATCCCTAAATAGCTCTGGGCTATACCTTTAGGGTACCTTTATATAGATACTAAAGCTCCCCTGGGGTACCCTTAATGGTACATTATACACCCAATTTCAGGAATTGTCAATAGGTATTTAAAATTTTTTTTATATACCCCTTGACATCTTGTCAAATATTGTTATAATAGATAATCATGGGTCTATCAAAGGGATCACACACAACTTCAAGGTAAATAAATGTAACCAAGGATTGTCACTGATACACCCAACCAATATAGGCTGCAGCCGATTAACAACAACACATGATACACTTTCTGTTATTTATTTCTACCCTTGTTTTATTTATGGATTACATGAATAAGTTTTACATCTTCAAAGACAAAGATGATCCACAAACTAAACAATGGATTGCTGAAATAGAAGCAGACAAGCGTAGAGAGGAATTTTTTAATAAAGATAAAAACAATGGCTAAATACGAATCAAATTTAACGCAAAAAGAAAAAGATAACCTACTTGCAAAATCTAGAGAAACTACAAGACGTAAGTTCTCTAAGGTTAGAGATTTCTTTACTCGTAAAAGAAAAACTCCTGCAGTATCTGCAAGAGCTAAAAAAATTAAACAAGCACAAGCTGACGTAGAAAGAGAATTACCAAGAGGTAGACCATCTCCATCACAGATGGAAGATTACAAACCATCAGTTACTAAATCAACTGTATCATCATTTGGACAAGCTTTTAAAAAAGCTAGACTAGAAGGTCTAGACACATTTTTATTTAAAGGAGAAAAATTCTCAACAGCAACTGCTGAAGATGTAAAAGAATCTGGAAGCAAAAGTTTGAGAGAATATCTCAATAAAAAGCTTGCAGATGAGGAAAACGAATAATACAGACGAACTTTCTTTTTGGGAGTTAATGAGAATTGTTAATGAACGAAATGGATTCTACTATACTACCACAGACAAAAAAAGAACTTACCGAAATGCAGGAAAAGTTTCTAGACGCATTATTCGGAGAAGCAAAAGGCAGTTTAAAACAGGCAGCTGAGATAGCAGGTTATTCACCAAACTCCTATCCTAAAGTTGCTAGGAATTTGAAAAAAGAGATTTTAAGTTTAGCAGAAGAAAAGTTATCAACTCATTCTGCAGAAGCGGCTAATAGGTTAATCACCTTACTAGATGAAGACGGCACTACTCCACAAGCAAGTATTCGTCTAGCAGCCGCTAATTCTATTTTAGATAGAGTCGGAATTACAAAAAAAGACCAACTAGATATAAATATGAAAGCCATGCATGGTATATTTATATTACCTGCAAAAGATGGAAGCGATAAAGATTAGAAAAAGAGGAAAGACTATTCCATTTGGTTTTAAAGAATCTACAGAAGCTGGATATCTTGAACCAATCAAAGAAGAATTAGATGCACTTAAACAAGCAAGAGAATATTTGAAAACATGTTCTCTAAGAGAAACGGCAAATTGGTTACAACGAAAAACAGGTAGACGTATATCGCATGTCGGACTTAGACAAAGAATTAATAGCACCTCCGAAACCGAAGAGGCAACCACAGAAGAAAAAGCAGAAAGCTAAAATATCTGCAAAGCAAGCTCTAGAACGAAGTAGAAAAAAAGTTGCTAAAGCTGAACAAGCTTTACGTTCTGCAAAACAGTCAGCTGAAAATATAAAAAATAAAATTAAAGCTGTTAACAACGCATTAGACGGAAAAGAAACACAACTACTTACTGAAGATATAATCAAAAGTGTTCCTAATAATGTTCAAGAGCATGTTAAATCGCAAGATGTAATCTTTAAACCTAACAAAGGTCCACAAACAGATTTCCTTGCAGCTTCAGAAAGAGAAGTATTTTATGGTGGTGCTAGAGGCGGTGGTAAATCATACGCCATGCTGGTTGATCCTTTGAGGTATTGTACAAAAGCTTCTCATAGGGCACTGTTAATAAGGAGGACAATGCCTGAGTTGAGAGATTTAATAAATCATTCTCAACGATTATATTCACGGGCATTTCCTGGAGCAAAATGGAGAGAACAAGAAAAGGAGTGGAGATTTCCATCAGGTGCAAGAATAGAATTTGGTTATGCAGAAAACATGACGGATGTTTTACGTTACCAAGGTCAATCTTATACATGGATAGGAATAGACGAGTTACCTCAATACCCTACTCCAGACATATATAATTTTTTAAGATCTTCTTTAAGATCGGTAGACCCAGAGATACCTGTTTACATGAGAGCTACAGGCAATCCAGGTAATATTGGATCTCAATGGGTTAGAGAAATGTTTGTAGATCCAAGTGAGCCAAATAAGCCATTTGACATATCTATAACTACGCCTACAGGTGTCAGAAAAATATCAAGACGTTTTATACCTGCTAAGCTACAAGACAATCCATCATTGATGCAAACTGATGATTATTATATTATGTTAGCATCATTACCTGAAGTACAAAGGAGACAATTTTTAGATGGAGACTGGGATGCATTTGATGACTCTTCTTTTCCAGAATTTAAAAAAGATGTGCACGTTGTCGAGCCTTTTGAAATTCCTAAAGGCTGGTACAGATTTCGTGCTGCAGATTGGGGTTATAGCTCTCCTGCTTGTTGCCTCTGGTTTGCTATTGATTATGATAATAATCTTTGGTGCTATAGAGAGATTTACCCGATAAAACTTACTGCAGATGTTTTTGCTAGAAATGTTTTACAAGCAGAACACGGTGAGTATATTGCTTATGGAGTTCTAGATTCTAGTACTTGGGCTAAACGAGGAGACATTGGTCCTAGTATAGCAGAGACTATGATTCAACAAGGTTGTCGTTGGAGACCATCTGATCGATCACCAAAAAGTAGAATTAGTGGAAAACTAGAAGTGCATAAACGACTTGCAATTAATCCTGATTCAAAAGAACCAGGTCTTAGAATTTTTTCAACATGTCGTAACTTAATACGAACTTTAGGAACATTACCTATTGATAAAAATAATCCTGAAGATGTAGATACAAAAGCAGAAGACCATGCATACGATGCTTTACGATATGGATGTATGAGTAGACCTATGCATCCAGGATATGCAAAACAATTTAGAAATTATAATAACGAAAGTACATTCAACCCTGTTGATATGAAATTTGGATATTAATATGCCACTGACAAAGAAAGGAACAAAGATTAAAAAATCAATGGAAAAGCAATATGGTAAAAAGAAAGGACAGTCTGTCTTTTATGCCATGGAAAACTCTGGTAAATTAAAAGGTGTCAAAAAATCTAAAACTTCCAGAAGTTAATAAAAAAAATTTTGACTATCCACTTGTACAGGTATGGTGGGAAGATATTGTTTCAGAATCAAGCTGGAGTGATATCATTGATATTAAAAAATCTAAGACAGCTATTTGTTGTAGCGTTGGTTGGTTAATGTTAGAAAATCAAAAAGTTACAATTCTTATGGCTGATTTTAGTTTTGAAAATAATAATGAAATTAAACAAGGTGGTTCATTTACAACAATACCCACAAAAAATGTTATTAAAATAAAAAAAATTAAATACTAGGAGAAAACCCCATGCCGAGAAAAAAGAAAGAAGAAACTTTAGAGGATATTATGGATAGAATAGAAGAAGATTTAAATACACTAAGACACATGATATGGGATATGCAATGTGAGGACAACTCATCAGATGATGAAGATGAAGATTTTGATGACGAAGACTTTGACGATGAAAACGATGAAAAGGAGGATGACTAATGGAAAAATCATTTGATCCAAATGCAAAAATAACACAAGGTCAATTAAGTACAGCTGCTGATGGTAAACAACCAAATCAGCCAACTGTTAATATTGATTTTGAAAAGCATGCACCTAGAAAAGGTGAATCTGAAAACTATTTAGCGGACAATAATGTTCCAACTAAATCTGGATCAGAGCATGTACAAGGTAAACTTTTTGCATTGGCTGACGAAAAGGACTACTAATGGACTTTAAAGAAATATACAAACATACTGAAACTAAAAAAATAGTTGATAAAGTAAAAAAAGTTTACAAACACTTTACTGAACCACAAGAAAAAAAGGGTAAACCAAAAGGAAAGAAGTATGGTGAAACAGATTTACTATCTGGTTCTGATTATTTTCCTCCTAAACCTTAATAGTTTTGCTATGGATAAAAATATTAAACCAGAACCTAAACCTCAATCGCTAAAATCAGCTTATATTCCTGAATTATATGCTGGTGTTAGTCCTATTTTAGAAAAAAAATCTAGAGAATACGTTAAAAAAGAATTAAATAAAAAATATTCTAACAGTTTCTTAGGAAAAAACAAAAAATACGGAACAATACAAGGAGAATAACATGATGAAAAGATACATGCATGGAGAATTAGCACCTGATGTAGCTAAAAGAGCAAATGATAAGCTACAATTAGATCCAAATGCAAAAATAACTCAAGGAGCTACGGCTTCTGACGGTTCAGATGCAAAAGGAAAGTCTAAATCAGGCGTTGATAAATCTATTTTTTCAATGGCAGAACAAAGAGATTACTAATAAATAAATAAAATGGCTGACGATAAACAACAAGAAGGATATCACGGTAATAATCTTGTTGGTCATATTCGTAGTAAGTTTCAAGAATCAGAAACTTCTAAGATCTATGATGAAAAAAGATGGTTAAAAGCTTACAGAAACTATAGAGGTATCTATGGTCCTGAAATGGCTTTTCGTGATAATGAAAAATCTAAAGTATTTGTAAAAATTACAAAGACTAAAGTCCTTGCTGCGTTTGGTCAAATTATTGAAGTATTATTTTCACAAGGTAAGTTTCCATTAGGTATAAAACCTACTACAGTTCCAGAAGGCACTTCAGAATATGCAAGATTAAGACAGCCTGATGAACAAGAAAGTGAAAAAGAAAAAGATATCAATGCAAGTAATGTTGCAAAAGATATGTATGGATATCCTGGTGATGGTAAAGAAATAAAACCAGGTGCAACAGTTGCAGATTTAATGCAGACTCTTGCTCAAGATTTTGATAAATTAGGTTTTGAAGAAGGAACTGCAATTCGTGGTGAACCTCAAATTGAACCAGCTAAGATGGCTGCTGAAGCAATGGAAAAATTAGTCCATGATCAATTAGAAGAATCAAAAGCTGTTACTATTATGCGTCATACATTTTTTGAAATGGCATTAATGGGAACAGGAATTATTAAAGGTCCATTTACAAATAGTAAAACATATCATAGTTATGATAGAGTTGAAGATGTAAATATTTATGTAGCAAAAGAAAAATCAGTTCCAAGTATTGAAGCTGTATCATGTTGGGATTTTTATCCAGATCCAAATGCTACTAATATTAGTGACTGTGATTATGTAATTCAAAGACATAGTTTTAATAAACAGCAATTAGCTGATTTAAAAAAGAAACCTATGTTTGATGCTGAAGAAGTTGAAGCATGTTTAAAAGAAGGACCTAACTATCAAGTAAGAGGATACGAATCTTCATTATATGATAGAGAAAATATTACAAGTATTTATAAAAATAGATTTGAAGTATTAGAGTACTGGGGTATTCTTGATGCAAAAATTGCTAGAGAAGGTGGGTTAGATGTTTCAGAAGATATGGACTTTGTCCATGTTAATGCATGGATTTGTGGTAATCATATTTTAAGAATTGTAGAAAATCCTTTTACTCCAAAAAGAATACCATATTTAGTATGTCCATATGAAGTAAACCCATATCAATTCTTTGGTGTTGGTATTGCAGAAAATATGGAAGACTCACAACAAATTATGAATGGTCATGCAAGAATGGCTATTGATAATTTGGCACTTGCTGGTAATTTAGTTTTTGATGTTGATGAAACTATGTTAGTACCAGGTCAGGATATGAAAGTATTTCCTGGTAAAATATTTAGAAGACAAAGTGGTCAAACAGGTCAAGCTGTACATGGATTAAAGTTTCCAAGTACTGCTGTTGAAAACTTACAAATGTTTGATAAGTTTAGACAACTTGCAGATGAATCAACTGGTATTCCATCATACTCACATGGTGCAACAGGTATTCAATCAACAACTAGAACTGCTTCAGGTATGTCAATGTTGATGGGTGCAGCTGCATTAAGTATTAAAACAGTTATAAAAAATATTGATGATTACCTCTTGAAACCCCTAGGTGAAGCATTATATCATTGGAACATGCAGTTTAATGATGATGCTCCAGAAATAAAAGGTGACTTAGAAGTTAAAGCAGAAGGCACATCTTCACTAATGCAGAAAGAAGTTAGATCACAAAGATTAATTACATTTATGCAAACAGCTTCTAATCCTGCTTTAGCACCTTTCGTTAGATGGCACACATGTTTAAAAGAAATAGCAAAATCATTGGACATTGATCCAGAACAATTAATTAATGATCCAGAAAAAGCTGCAATCTACGCAAACATAATGGGAATGGCAAATGGAAATCAAACTAATAGAGCCTCTGTTGGAGGACAAAATCAAATGGGATCGACTGGACCAGTTCCTGTCGGGGCTTCAGCAGAAGATGTATCAGGAGTTGGAGGTGGCAACATCGGAACAGGCAGTGTACCGATGCCAGGGGAAGCTGGCTTTAGTGCGTCAACTCCGCAACCTCAAAGAAGCACACAAACGCAATAAGGAAGAGTAAATGGCATATACGCTTAAACAAGATGGCACTGGTAATTATGTTTTAGATACACAGGATTTAAAACCTGTTGTACCAAAAGTTACACCATCAGCTGAAGAATTTGAAGCGTATACAGGTATTGGAAAAAAAGATGAATTAGTAGGTACAACTACTTTAGGTGAACAAACACAAAAAGTTTTAAGAGAAGCACCTGGTCAATATGAGTTAGAATTTGATCCAGAAACTGGAACATTTAAAAGTAAAGGTGCAACAGAAGCAGTTGAAGTAGAAGATAAACCTATTACAACTTTAGAAACAGCAACAAGTCAAGCTGCAAAAATAGGAGAAACTCCTATTGAAAAAGCATCTAGAATTGCTGCAATGACTAGACCACAATCTACTACACCACAAATTGACATGTCTCAGTTTGCAGGTATGTTTGCACCACAACAACAATCATTTAAAGATCAGCTTATTGGTACAGCATTAAGTGCAGGTAAAGATATTGCTACTGCTTATGTTTTAAAACAAATGGGTATTGGTGGTGCTACAGCATCAACTACACCTATATACACTGGTGGTGGAATTAATCCATATCAAACTAGTGGAACATTTAGTGGTGCAGGAGGTGCAGGTGCTGCAGCTGGTTTAATGACATTTGCACAAACAGGTGATTTTAAACAATCTGCTAAAGTAGGAGCTGGTACAGCTGCTGGTACAGCTATTGGAACTGCAGTAGGTGGACCTATTGGTGGGGCTATTGGTGGTGCTATCGGTGGAGCAGTTGGTGGTAGAATTATTTGTACTGAATTATATAAACAAGGTTTAATAAATAAAAAAGATTATATATTAGATTTAAGATTTACTGAATCTCATTTAACACCAGAACATATAAAAGGATATTGGTACTTTGCAATACCTGCAGTTAAGTCTATGAGAAAAAGTAAATTATCAACACAATTCTGGAAACATATAGCAACAAATAGAATTGCAGATATTAAGTGGAGACTAGGTAAAGGTAAATTCAATTTACTTGGAAGAATTTATAGTTCTATATTTGAACCATTCTGTAAGTTAGCTGGTAAGTTTGTAGAAACAAAAGATTATAATAAGGAATTATACGCATAATGGCTATTGACGAAACAGGAAAAGTAACAACAACTGGAACTATGGATGTTAAACCAACAACTCCAAAGGCACCTGACTTAAGTGCATTAGGACAATCAGCAAAACCTGCTCCTGCTCCTAAACAACCAGAACAACCTGAAGCTAATCCAGTGGAACAAGCTTTAGCAGATAGACTAAAAAATTTAACAGCTGAAGATAATGCTGCTCTAGATAGTGCACTATCTCCATCTGTTAAAGAAGCGATTGGGAAAATACTTCCAGAAGTAAAACCTTTAATGGATCAATTTGGAAGCAATGAACCAAACGTAATTATACCTTTATCAACTGTAAAATCTTTTGCACTGAAAAGGTATGGTGGTGAAAATGAAGAAGTAGCTGTTCAAAATTTTATGACAGATATACTTTCTCAATCTATGCCACAACAACCGATGGAACAACAAACTACTGTGCCACCTAGTCCACAACCACAAGGTATAATGACTAGCCCACAAAATATGGAACAAGTATAAG